AACGTTTACGAGTGCAACTTCTATAACTGCAAACTTTACATTACCAGTTGATGGTACATATTTTTTAAGAGTAGAAAATAGTGATGGTCTTGCAGCAAGATCAGCTTCTGCATTATTAACTGTATCCGATGCACCTGCATGGACAACTGCTGCAGGTAATTTAGGAACAGTTGCAGCTTTAGGAACTATTAACTTTACAGTAGCGGCAACAAATGCTACAACTTTTGGAGTACAATCTGGAGCACTTCCAGGTGGTGCAAGTTTAAATACAAGTACAGGTGCAATCACTGGTACTGAAACAGGGTCAACGGCAACAACTACGTTTACGTTTACAATACGAGCAACAGATGCCCAAGGCCAAACAGCAGACCGTCAGTTTAATATCATTATATCTCACGGTGCAACTGGAGGAGCACAGTTTAACTAATGGCTAACACATATTTAACGAAAACACCTGGAACATCAACAAACAATAATAAATTTACAATGTCTGTTTGGCTGAAAAGAGCTAAAATAACTGGAGACTATCAAGCAATATATGTTTCACATATTTCTGGTGGAGGTGGTGCTGGTTTAGGTTTATTTATAGGTAACGATGATAGTGTATGGTATAACTCTGCTACGAGTTCATCAGCATTTCAAAATACAAGCACATCTAGAAAATTAGTAGATTTAAGTGCTTGGTATCATATTGTAGTTGCAGGTGACACCACTCAATCAGGAACAGATAAATTAAAAATTTGGATTAATAATGTTCTACAAACATCATTCGGAAATGATGGTAGAAGTTCATTTGCTGGTCTATCTAATGATTTAGGAAATGCAACTTATGCTAATCAACTTGGTAGAAAACATGACGGTACATATTATTTAGATGGTATTCTCTCTCACTTTCATTTTATAGATGGAACAACCTATACACCATCAACATTTGGTTCAACAGATGCAACAACTGGCGAATGGAAAATAAATACTTCTCCTAGTGTAACTTATGGAAACAATGGTTTTTTTATGTTTAAAAATGATAATTCATTAAACGATGATAGTGGTAATGGAAATAATTTTGCATTAGGTGGTGGCACACTTACAAAAACAGAAGATTGTCCAAGTGATAATTTTTGTACTTTCAATCCTTTACAAAATTGGCGAGCACAAAATAGAACACCATCACAAGTTCTTAACAAAGGTAATCTAACAACTGGAATTGGTTCTAGTGAAAAAGCATTTGTTTGCGGAAGTATTGGAGTTAGATCAGGTAAATATTATTGGGAAGCTAAATCAGATGGAGTGAGTAAATTATTTTTTGGAGTAACAAATAGATTATATTTAAAATCTTCAACAGATCCACACTCAAACTCTGATTATAATGGAATTTATTATTATGAAGGAACACCTGATTTTAGAACATATGGTAGCCAAACAAGCACAACTGGAGTAGCAAGTATAACTTCAGGTGACATTTTAGGTTTTGCTTTGGATATGGATAATTATGCTTTTTATATTCATAAAAATGGAACTTATATGAATAGTGGTGATCCAACATCAGGCTCATCAAAAACTGGTTCTATTGCAGCTTTGTTCACTTATGGAATTAATGTTTTAAGAGATTATGAAGAAGTTTTTCCTGCAGCTTATGTTACATCAACGTCAGGAAGTGGAACTGCTTCTTTTAATTTTGGTAATGGCTACTTTGGAACAACAGCAGTATCTAGTGCAGGAACAAATGCTAGTAATATTGGAATATTTGAGTATGATGTCCCGAACGGCTATACCGCGTTATCAACAAAAGGATTAAATGAATAATGGCTTATACAACAATTAATAAATATACAGATCATTTTAATACAATTACTTATACAGGTGATGGTAGTTCAAATAGAGGAATAACAGGAGTTGGTTTTAAACCAGATTGGCTTTGGTTAAAAACTAGAAACAAAGGTAATTCTAATATTTTAATTGATGCAATAAGAGGTGAAAACAGATTAAGAAGTGATAGCACTGCAGTACAAGCAAGTGTATCTGGTGAATTTATTTCTTTTGACACAGATGGATTTACTGTAACTGAAAATGCTTCAAATGAGATGAATAACAACTCAACTACTTATGCAGCATGGAACTGGAAAGGAACAGGTTTGTCAGCAGTAACAAATTCTAATGGTAGTTATACTTCATCAGTTATTGCAAATGATACTGCTGGATTTTCAATAGTTAAATATACTGGTGGATCAGGTGCAGGAACTGTTGGACATGGATTATCAGCAGCCCCTGAATTAATTATTTTAAAACCATATGATTATGCTGACCACTGGAGAGTTTATCATAGACAAATAGATGCAGATGCAGCTGACTATTTTTTAAAATTACAATCTACATCTGCTAGAGGTGATAGTTCTGATATATTTAATGATACTTTACCAACAAACCAAGTATTTAGTATTGGATCAAATGGTGGAGTAAGTGGATCTTATAATTTTATAGCTTATTGTTTTAGATCAATTCCTGGCTATAGCAAAGTAGGATATTATGCTGGAGCATCTACACCAAATTTTGTTTATACAGGTTTTAGACCAAAATTTATACTATGCAAATCAAGTAGTGGAACGAATGCTGGTTCTCAAGATTGGTATATTATTGATGCAACAAGAGATCCATCTAATCCAACAACAAAAAGATTAGCTCCAAATTCAAGTTCATCTGAAAATGATAACTCTAATAATAGTCTTAATTTGTTATCTAATGGATTTTCATTTAATACAACCAATGACCAAACAAATAGAAACGATGGGCAATCTTACGTTTATTTAGCTATTGGTCAAACATTGGTAGGAACTAATAATATTCCAGGACTTGCGAGGTAACCTCGCATGTATTTCGGTGCTACCCCCTTTTCGGCAGCAGCCTTCTCTGATGTAGGCTTTAATCCTAATGCGTTTGTAAGTCTTCAAAGTGTACAATTAAATGTAAATATTGGTAACTCTACAATATCTGGAGATGCTAATTTTTCAATCACAGGTAATCGAGTAAATATATCAACAGGTAACTCAACCATTATAGGAGAAGCGTTAGTTGCTTTAACAGGTAATAGATTAAACGTAGCTAAAGGAACAGCACAAGCTGCAATACCAAAAGATGTACCAGTTACAGGAAACGAATTTGAAATATCAATTAATAGTGTTACAGCAAAAGCTGGCTCTAAACCCACTATAACAGGTAATAGATCAAATATTAGTATTGGTAATATAACTGTTATAGGTAAAGCTAATGTTAGTGTAACAGGTAACAGAGTAAATATATCTATAGGAAACGCAGTTCCTAAAGCTAACGCAGTTGCTGTTATAACAGGTAATAGATTAAACATATCAACAACTGCTATCGGCACTGGTAATTTTGATGTATTTGCAAAAGCTAAAGTTTTACCAGATGGTAATAGATTTAATGTAGCTGATTCTGATATTACATTAAGAATGTGGGAAAGTGTTCCTACAAATGCAACACAAACCTGGACGGAGATACCATAATGTTATTTGGAGCAACACCTTTCGCATCAACAACTTTTGCTGGAGTAGGTATCCAGAATGTGGTAGTATCCGTCAACGGCAAAAGAGTTAATATAAACATAGGAAATACACTAGTTGGATTTGGAGCCAATGTTACAGGCAATAGATTTAATGTTGCAAGTGGTAGTGTTTCTGTGATATCATGGAATGAAATAGATCCAAACGCAACAGGGACATGGGTTCCAATAGACCCATTAAACCCATAGGAGAATTATGGCATCGAGTACATCAAGTGATTTAAAACTAGAACTAATTACAACAGGTGAGAAGTCAGGTACCTGGGGTACAATTACAAACACAAATTTACAGATATTAGAGCAAGCAGCATCAGGTTATATATCATTGGCAGTAGGATCTGGTGATGTTGCCTTATCTTTAGCAAATCATGCTACAGCAAATGGTAAGAATCTATACTACAAATTAACTGGCACATTAAATGGAAACAGAACAGTTACCATGCCAGACTCTTCAGAAAGAGTATTCATAGTAGAGGATGCTACAGCTAGATCATCTAGCAATTACACATTAACTGTTAAAACTGTATCGGGAACAGGTTTAGCTTTACCTATAGGATCAACAACTATTCTATATTCTGATGGCACAAATATTACAGGTAAATTACAGACAAAAGGTTATTATACAGTTCCTGGTGCTTACACAGCTGTTAATAATGATCAATTATTAATTGATACCTCTGGTGGTGGTATAAGTAGTTCAGTAACCGTAACTTTACCCGCATCACCTGCTATTGGTAATGAAGTTACTTTTATAGATAGTGGTAATAACTTTGCTTCTAATAACTTAACTATTGCTAGAAATGGATCTAATATCTTAGGTGCAGCTTCTAATCTAGTAGTCAGTGCAAATGGCTCCGCTTTTACTTTGGTATATGTAAATGCAACTAGAGGTTGGGTATACAAAGACAAAATATAGGGTCTAACGTATGGCTCTAATTGATTTTAAATTCAAACCTGGAATTGACAAACAAAATACATCTGTAGGTGCTGAAAACAGTTGGGTAGATTCCGACAATGTAAGATTTAGATATGGTCTTCCAGAAAAGGTTGGTGGTTGGTCATCTCTTGTAACAGATACAATAGTGGGAGTATCTAGAGCACAACACGCTTTTGTAGATTTAGATGGTAATAGATATGTTGCTATAGGTACAGATAAATTTTTACTTATTTATTTTGAAGGTCAGTTACATGATATTACACCACTTAAAACAACTTTAACATCTGCAACTATCGCAACCACAAATAATTCAGCTACATGCACAATTACTAAAGCTGCACATGGTTTATCTATTGGAGATATCGTACAATTAGATAATGTTACTTTACCAGGTGGTACAGGTTATCAAAACTCTGACTTTGAAGATAAGAATTTTCAAGTTATTACAGTGCCCACTACAGGAACATTTACAATCACACAATCTAGTAATGCAACCGCAACTGTATCTACAGGTGGTAGTTTAAGCATAAAACCTTTTGAATCTGTGGGCCCAAGAGCACAATCATATGGTTATGGTTGGGGTATTGATTCATGGAGTACGGGTAATTGGGGTGAGGCAGCCTCTGCATCAAGTGTATCACTAGAACCTGGATTATGGTCGTTAAGTAATTTTGGAGAGGTATTAATTGCAACTGTTGCAAATGGTAAAACTTTTTCATGGAACGCTGGAGCAGGGTCGCCTTTAACAACAAGAGCATCTACAACAACATCTAATTTTCAAACAGGTAATAATCCCACAGCTAGTAGAGTTACTTTAATATCTCCAACAACAAGACACTTGATACATTTAGGTACAGAAACAACTATTGGAACTACATCAACACAAGATGACATGTTTATAAGATTTTCTGACAGAGAAGATATCAACACTTATACACCAACTGCCACTAACACAGCAGGTTCTCAAAGATTACAGGACGGCACAAAAATTTTAGCTGCAACAAAAGCCAAAGAAAGTATTTTGATATGGACAGATAACGCTCTATATACAATGAAATTTGTAGGAGCACCATTTACATTTGGTTTTGAACAGGTTGGTACAAACTGTGGTATTATAGGTAAGAATGCTGCAGTTGAAATAGATGGTGCCGCTTTTTGGATGTCAGCAAAAGGTTTCTTTTTATTTGATGGTACGGTTAAATCTCTTCCTTGTTCTGTAGAGGATTTTGTATATGATAATTTTGATACAACAAAAGGCCAACAAGTATATGCTGGTTTAAATAATTTGTATACAGAAGTTATTTGGTATTATCCTTCAAGTGGTGCAGATTATAATGATAAATATGTTGTTTATAATTATGGTGAAAATACTTGGTATACGGGAACAGAGGCTAGAACTTCTTGGATAGATGCAACAGTATATCAAAATCCTTTTGCTACAAAATATGATTCTTCTGCATCAGGAACTTTTCCTGTAATTGTGGGTGAGTCAGGTCTAGGACAAACAACTTATTTTGAACATGAGGTGGGAACCGATCAGGTTAATCCAAACGGAACTACAACAACTGTTACCTCTTTCATACAATCTTTTGACTTTGATATAGCTAACCCACAGATGGGAGAAGGAGAATTTTTCTTAGCTGTTAGAAGATTTATACCAGACTTTAAAAATCTACAGGGAAATGCAAAAGTTACAATGGCGGTGAAAAGGTTTCCTCAACAATCTCAAACAACTACCTCATTAAGTCCATTTACAATTACCTCTTCAACAAATAAAAAAGACACACGTGCTAGAGGTAGATATGTAAATATTAAGATAGAAAATGATGCGGCTAGTGAATCATGGAGATTTGGCACATTTAAGATAGATATACAACCAGATGGTAGAAGATAATGGCTAAGATTACAATAAGAGTACCAGAACCAAAACAACAATATGATGTATCAAACCAGAAACAGATCAATAGATCATTGGCTAGTATTGTAGAACAACTAAATTCTACTTATTTAAATGAATTAAAAGAGGAGCAGGAGCGATTTACCTGGTTTTTAGGTGGCTAATATATATACAAACGTAAAAGCAGATTTGACAACTAGTGGAAATACTAGTATTTTTACCGTTCCAGCGGCTACAACTGCTATTATCAAGTCTTTTATAGTGTCAAATGACTCAGGATCTGCTGATGCTATACAGGTTGAAGTGCTAAACACAACAGGAAACGTGTTTAGCCTATTTAAAAGCAAGGCTGTTGGAGCAAATACTACTGTAGATTTGCTAACAAATCCGTTAATATTAACGGAAAATGAGCAGATAAAAGTACAGGCAACCACTGCAGATAGATTGCATGTAATTTTATCTATGTTACAATTGAATAGGGATTAGATTATGGCATTTAAAGAACCAGGCTCAGTTCGCTACGAAACAATAAACGGCAAAAAAGTGCCTGTTGTTGAATGTGAGGCTGAGATAGTTTTAAGAAATACAAAAACAAATTATGAGTATTCTTCTGACAAAGAAGCAGAAGATGATATTGCAAACCCAGAAACAGATACAGTAAGAGAAGATGTTACTAGATCGGTTAAAATTAAAGTAGCGGAGATGCCACCACTAGGTGCTGCATCAGATGAATAATTATGGCAATCAATAGAACAATGATGAAAAGACAACTATACGAGGACGGGGGTCTGGGGTTAGTGCCTAGAGAACAATATGGCCTTGGTAGTTTTCTCAAAAAAACTTTTAAAAAAGTTACAAAACCTTTTGTAAAGGTAGCACAGAAATTAGTACCAAAAGAAATAGCTAGACCTTTGATGGTAGCTGCTCCTTTCCTAGGCCCATATGCTCCACTAATCTATGCAGCAGGTTCAGCAAAAGCAACAGGTAGAATAGATCCAGTAAAGTTAGCACTAACAGCTGCACCTTATGTTAAGTTTGAAGGTATCAAACCAGTTGGTTATGGTGGATCTAAATATGGAATATTTGGTGGAGAGGAAGTAGGATTTGGTAAAAGAAGTATATCCCCTGCACAAGAATTTGATTTAGATCCTAATATTAAACCAGAGGGTGATTTAAGAGGAACTAGTTTAGCACAAAAAATAGATCAAGGTGCTAGTAAACAATTTGATGCATTAGCTAAAGGTAAAGAGACAGCAAGTATAAAAGAAATTGGAATGGATATATTAACTGACCCTAAAACTATAGTATCAGGTGGTGTATCACTCGCTTCATACATAGATGCTCAGAAAAAATTAAAAGAAGATGAAGGTTTAGAATTTACAGAAGCTGATTATGATAATGCGGTAAATGAATTTTATTCTAAATACAAAGGATCATTTGAAAGAGGTTTTGGTCAAACAGGTGGCATAGCACAGACCCGTAAAAATTTTGCTTTAGGTGGAGATGACGATGAGTTACCCGAAGATCCAACAAAACCTGTTAATCCTTTTCAACCTAAACCCATAGGCCCTGTATTACCTGATAAGATGGCAGAGAGTCGTCCGTCACAATTATTCAAACTTCTAGAAGAGGCAGAGGCTGCGGGAGATGATGATAAAATTAAAGAGATTAAATCAGATCTATTCAAAGAGTTTGGAATAAAACTAGCAAAAGGTGGTAGGGTGAAATTAGAAAGTGGCACTACTATTACACCTATGAAAAAACCAGAGCAGACAGAGGAGAATACTATAATTCCCATGGATACATTTGAATCAAAAATTAACAATGCTGTTATGGGTATCAGAGGTGGTATAGATAAAGATCTCATGGTTGAGATGTTAGAAAATCAAAGAGTAGAATTAGGTATACCTGAAGATGATGCCAAGATGGCAGTTCAAAATTTTATGCTTCGTTTTCAAAGAGGGATTAAATAATGCCTAAAAAAGTAAAACGTGTAGGACTTAGGGGTGGTAGAGATGCTGCTCAATCCGATTTTGGTTCATCTGATTTTGGAGGATATGACTCTGGAGGATATGATCCAGCACCAGCACCAGCACCAACATCATCAAAAGTAACACAGATAAGCATAGGAGATGCACCTACTGTATTTGACATCAATAAAGTTGGCGATCCATCACAAAATCCTAGATCAATAAATGTTAGAGGTGATGATAGATTCTCTGGATATGTTCCATCATTTGCTCCTAAACCTAGTTTTAAAGATAAGGTGATCAGTAAAGGCAAGAGTTTTGTAAAGTTTGCAACACCATTCTTGACAAATATAGCTTTTGCTAATTTACCTTCTAATGTTAGAAAAGGAATTGGTCTATTTAATCTAGCAAAAAATTTAGAAAGAATAGGTGATATAGCTGCAGAAGAAACCTTAGAAGAAACCATGTCACTTGACAAAGATAGACAAGAATTTAAAGGTGGGGGTATTAAAAATATCCCTATACGAAGCAATAAATATGGTGTAAAAGAGTTAGATTACAGGAAATCTGGTGGCTTTGTACCTATTGGTGTCAAAGAAAAAGCAGATGATGTCCCTGCCATGCTATCCAAAAATGAGTTTGTTTTCACAGCTGACGCTGTCAGAGGTGCAGGAAATGGTAGCATAAACAAAGGTGCACAGAAAATGTACAACTTAATGAAAAATTTAGAGGCTAGGAGAGTATAATGGCAGAAACAACTACAACGGTATCTAGACCATCGCCATATGTAGAGGCGTTTGGTAAATCACTTACAGAACAGGTTTTAAAACAAATAGAGAAACCAGTAGATACAACAAAGTTTGCACCACAAGTCGTTGGTGTAGATCCATTTACACAACAAGCCATACAAAGAAGAGCCACAGCAGGTGGTCTTGGTCAAGTAACATTTGATCCTACAACAGGTGCTGCAACAGGAGTTGGTGCAGGTACGGGGATCGCGGCTTTTGAACCTTTTATAGATAAAGCCCAAGAGATGACAGGGCCTGATGCTTTTAAACAATTCTTATCACCATATCAACAAGAGGTAATAGATAAAACATTAGAAGGTTTTGATAGACAACAATCCATACAAAGAGGTCAGATAGGACAAGCTGCAATAGCATCAGGTGCTTTTGGTGGTGGCAGAGAAGGTGTTGCATTAGCAGAGTTTGATAAAGAATCATTATTTAATAGAGCAATGTTAGAGGCAGGTCTAAGACAACAAAACTTTCAACAGGCACAAGCATTAGCATCTCAAGGTTTTGAACAACAAACAAATTTAGCCCAAATGGTTCCAGGTCTAGAATCAGCAACGGCTGCAGAGATAGGTAGATTAGGTTCTGAAGGTTTTGCATATAGACAAGCAGTACAAGATGCTGCTCAAGAAGGTGAGAGACTAGCAGCTTTTGAACCATTCCAAAGATTAGGTTTTGCACAGGATGTGTTATCTGCACAATATGGTGGTGGATATGGAACAAGATTCCAAGAACAACCAACACAAAGTCCTCTACAACAGGCTTTAGGAGCAGGTATTGCTAGTGCAGGTATCATAGGAGCAATAAGAGGATAATGTTTTTCAAAAGACCCAGTTTTAAATACGGTGGTGAAGCCGAAGGTATCAAGCAGACAGTTAGAAAAAATTTTAGTGCTGGTACTAATCCAAATAGAACAGGTAACGCTTTTGTTAGAGATATATTCGAAACAAAACCAGCAACTAATTTTAATGTAATGAATGAAGGCATAGGTCAGGGTTTACAAATGAAAAATCCTAGTGCTGCCATGCCTATAGCTGATTTTGACGATTCATACTTACAATCTGTTTTACAACCTAAAGATCAAGGTGTAACTGCTGATGCAGGTTTTGAAGAAACAGGTTTAGGTCAAACAAAAGAGAAAGTAACTTCTGCAGATGTTCAAAGTGGTAAAAAAGAACCTCCTGGATTTTTAGGTATGAAATTCGATAAACCTCTTTCTATAGGTGAGATTTTTGAAAAAGGTAAAGGTAAAAAAATTGTTGACAGAGAAAAAGAAATAGAAGATGAAGAAGAGAGACTACAAAAAGCTATTGCAAAAGATGTAGAAAGAGAAGAGAAAACATTTAATCCTGATGATGTTGTATTTAGTAAAAATAGAATACAAGAAATACAAAAGAAAAATCAAGATACAAAACCTGAAGTTAATATTGCTGATGAATTTGCAGATATCACATTAGGATCAAAACAAGATGAAGACACTGCTAATAAACTATTAGCGGGTGAATTAAAAGCAAAAGCAGACGATGA